GACCGATCCCGCCAGCGCAGCCGTTATTGAAGGACAACAAGCCTAACCATCAAGGTCGGCTTTAATGGCCCACAGCAGCGGCCAAAGGAGAGAAAACATGGAAGCAGTAACCCCCGGATCAACGCCCGCCGTCGCGCCTGTCGCAGCCCCAGCCGCACCTACTGGAGATGTGCAGGCCGGAGACATTAAAGCAGCCGCCGCTGAAGCGGTGCGCAAGCTTAAGATCAAACACGATGATGGCCGAGAGGAAGAGGTGGACGAGGACGAGGTGCTGAAGACCTACCGTGACCGCAAGCGGCATCAACAGGTGGCGTCTCGCGAGCTTAACGAGGGGAAGCAGCTTCGCAAGCAGGCTGAGCAGTTCGTCGAAATGATGAAAGACCCTGAAAAGCTCTGGGAGGTTGCCCGCAAACTAGGGCACGACCCCCGCAAGCTGTCAGAGGCTCAGCTTTCACGAGTCCTAGAGGACGAGCTCATGGATCCCAAAGATAAGGAGCTTCGCGAGCACCGGGCCAAGCTCTCGGAATACGAGCGCAAGGAAAAGGAAGCCGAAGAGTCGTCTAAGAAAAAGCGCATGGAAGAACTGGGCGACAAGTATCGCAAGCAGTTCGAAGTCGAGTTTGTCGAAGCACTTAAGACGACCGAAGTGCCTCAGACGAAAGAAACCGTCGCTCGCATGGCTAGGTACATGCAAATGTCGGCAAAGAATAATATCGACCCGCCTCTGTCTGCCAAAGAAGCGGCAGAGCTCGTGCGCCAGGACATTCAGGATGAGCAAACGCGCATTGTTCGGCAGCTCGACGGTCCGGCATTGCTCAAACTCTTCGGCCCTGAAGTCGCTAACAAGATCCGAGAATACGACACGTCGCAGCTCAAGAATCCCGCAAGCGTTCTCACCACTCCAGTCGAGCAAACGCGCAGAGAGAAACCGTCTGACAAACGTCCGACCTCTCGCGAATGGCAATTGAAAAAACGCGGGCTAATTTGACGACTACTTGCGCGTTCTAGATTTTCCGTTACTTTAAAAGCATAGCCTCGTGCGCCGTACGGCCACACGAGGCCATACTAAAATCTGTCATCGGACGCGCCTGCTATCCTAAAGATGGGTTGAAACAGAGTTACTCATTCAACTTTTTCGCCCCTTTTAAGGGGAAAGGATATTTCAAATGGCAATCAACACTGGTGACCTCAATTCTCTGTACAAAGTTGCATACGCTAAGGGCATCATCGACGAAATTCCCGATGCCTCCAAGCTTGCGGACATGATCCCCTTCGTTCCTTCGGACCTGCAAAACGGCAAGCACTATGAGCAGCCGGTCGTCCTGGCCGCTGAGCAAGGCTTTACCTACAGCCTCGACAGCCAAACGGCTTATGATCTGAATGACTCTGTCGGTATGGCGATGCAATCCGCTGTCGTGCCTGGCGCTGACATCGTTTTGGACTCGACGGTTGGCTACAACCAAGCCGCTCGCGCCTCGCACTCTGCCACCTCTTTCAAGAGCGTGATGAGCACCAAATTTGAGAACATGCTCAAATCGAGCCGCAAGCGCCTCGAAATTGCCTACCTCTACGGCCAAGACAACATCGGTCTGGCCGCTACGCAAGATGTTGGCTCGCCCACGACCTCGCTGACCTTCACCGTGACCACTGCCTCCTGGGCAACCGGTATCTGGTCTGGCTTGGAGAACGCTAACATTGTTTTCGCAAGAACCTCCAACGACACCGCCGTGGACTCGCTCCGCTCGTTCAAGGTGTCGGCAGTTGACCCCATCCTGCGCCAAGTGACTGTCGAGGCTGGCACCGCCGGAACCGCTGGCACGATCGCCACCCTTGAGACGGCTATCGAAGCCTACGGTGTGAGCATCTACTTCTACGGCGCAGTCTCTGGTAGCGCCGGTAGCTTCGCCTTCGCCGAAATGGCCGGTCTGAAGAAAATCATGACCAACACTGGCACTCTCTTCGGCATCGACGCCGCCGCCTACGACCTCTGGCGCGGTAACAGCGTGGACGTCACCGGTCAGCTCACGATGGCTAAGATCCTGTCTGCTGTCTCTACCGCCGTTCAACGCGGTCTGGATGTTGACGCCTGTGTGTTTGTAAACCCCTCGACCTGGTCCGACCTTGCCTCTAACCTTGCTGCACTCCGTCGCTTTGACGGTTCGTACAACAAGAAAAAGGGCGAGAATGGCTTTGAAGTCTTGGAGTACATCGGCCAAAACGGCAAGCTCTCGATCCACAGCTACAACATCGTTAAAGAGGGTGATTGCATGATCTTCCCTCAGGACGAAGTTATCCGCATCGGTGCTCGTGAGCTTAGCCTCAACGACCCCACCCGCCCGGCTGACGAAATCTTCTTTACGATCCCCGGTAAGGCTGGAGTGGGACTCCGCGCCTACACCAACCAAGCGATCTTCTGTGAGTCGCCTGCTCACACGGTCTACATCTCCGGTATCGTCAACAGCCTCGCCTAATTAGAATCACAACCGACTAGGCTCCGTAGGAAACTGCGGGGCCTTTCTTGCTTAAAAAGGGGTAAAAATATGTCTTTGCAAAGAATCGTAATCGACTCTCCACTCTCGGCAGTCGGCTTTCAGTCCGTCTGTGACCTTGCTCCAGGCCGCTATCAGGGCATCCAGGCTCTTCAGAATTATCTGGGCGCTGTCAGCGCTGGCTTGCAAGCTGCGAAGCTGACCTGCCTTGTGGGCGCTGTGCGGGCATCTGGACTGCTGACTGTTTCCGCCGGTGGTTCCTCCGCCGCTGAAACGTGCGTGATCTTGAACGTCACCTTTACGGCTCGCGCCTCGGCACCCGCCGCCAACGAGTTTGTAATCAGCGCGACGGCAGCGACTCAAGCCGCCAACATGGCCGCAGCTATCAACGCATCGGCAGACTTGGCCGGCAAAGTTACCGCCACCTCGCTTCTTGGCGTAGTGACGATTACCGCCGTTTCTCCCGGTCTGGCCGGTAACGGTCTGCAGCTCTCCGAGGGCCTGGCCAACGTTGCTTTAACGGCCTTCGCAAGTGGCGTTGACGGCACCGAAACAGTTATTAACTTCCTCTAAGGAGAACCTATGACGGTTCTATTGACTGTCAACGGCCAGAATTTTGCTTACCCGGAAACAGGGGACGTCTCTTGGGGTCCGGCTGCATCTGATTGGGCCGTTGCGGTCACGAGCGGGATGCTTCAGAAGAGCGGGGGGCTCTTTCTGTTGCTTGGAGAGGTCGATTTCGGGGCCAACTTTGGTCTAAAGTCGATCTACTACAAATCTCGTACGGCTAGCACGGCGGCGGCTGGAGCTGTTCGTCTCGCGGTGACAGATCTCGTCTCTTGGCGCAATAACGCCAACAGCGCGGATCTTCCGCTAGGCGTGGATGGCTCCAACCGCCTGACGTTTAATAGCGTAGTGGTCCAGAGTGCAATCACGGCAAACGACACAGGCACGATTGACCTGACTCTCTCGGGAACGACTCTCACCGCCGACATTGTTGCGCTCAGCATCACAAACGCCGCGGTGTCTGCCTCCGCAGCCATCGCTTATTCCAAGCTAAATCTCGCATTAAGCATCGTGAACGGTGATATTGCCGTCGCCGCAGGCATCGCCAGATCCAAGTTGGCAGCAGACACCGCGCACTCGTTGCCTGTTAACGACGTTTCTGGCGTGCTTGCATCGCTAGGCCCCTTGACCAACGGTCAGATTCTCATTGGATCAACCGGGGCAGCCTCCGCCGTTGCATCACTCACCGGCACCGCAAGTCAGATCGTCGTCACGCCTGGGGCTGGAAGCATCACGCTCTCGACGCCTCAGAACATCGCCACGACGAGCGCCGTTCAATTCGGCTCGGTACTGGCTGGCGTCGGATCTAAAGCCGCCAGCGCCATCATGGAGTCTATCTCAACGACTCAAGGCTTCTTGCCCCCGCGTATGACCGAAGTGCAGCGCGATGCCATCGGCACTCCCGCGACCGGCCTTGTCATCTTCAACACGACGACAAATCAGCTCAACGTCTTCAACAGCGCCTCATGGGGCGCAGTTGGCGGCGGGACTTATGTCGCAAACTTCACTGGCACCACGATCACCGCAACAAACGACGCGACTCAGGTCTGGCGCTACACAGGCGGGTCAGTCCAAACGATCACGGCGATTACGGTCACGGCTCTCGGCAACGGCGGCCTGCTTGAGATCACCGGCACGAGCGCCACCAACGCAATCACGCTAAATCACAACGACGCACCGGCTGGCTGGGTATTAAACGGCTCGTGGACCGGCACTCTCTATTCAAAGATCGGGCTTCGGCTCGACACGACATTTAACCGACTCGTCGAGGTATACCGCAATGACATTCAATAAATATGCGACGACTCTGACCTGGTTTCTCTTTGCGCTCGCCTTTCTGGCCATTCCAAGGGCGCTTGCAGGGTCACTGCGCACCAACAACTCCCAGCAGTTCACGAGCGCCACCGCGCTTCGGAACTACATCCTAAACACCGGCGCAGAGGCCAACGTGCTGAGCGTGACCGACGCCTCAAGCATCGTGACTCGCGTCACAGCCAGCCCGCTTGAGGGTGATGGAAGCTTTCAGATCGACGCCACCGCAACGAGCCAAAGCGCCATCTTTCTCGGCGCTGCCTTCCAGCAAGGGCTGCTCGGTCAGGGCTGCCAAGCCTCGATTGTTTATCAAGGTGACGCTACTCTCTACCAAGCCTACGCGACGCTAAACGGCGTGCAAGTGACGACCACTGTGACGCTTCTGAACGTCGCCAGTCCGGCGTCTCAACTGCTCGTGATGCCCTTTGCTTGCGGGGTGTCTACGACCGACGTGGCATCTGTCGTTATCATCTCTACCGGCAACGGTGCTGCGATCAAGGTTGATACGGTCAAGATCGGCGCTTCGGATGGGACCATGCAGGTTAACCAGTCGCAGGTCATCGTCAGCGCCAAGCGGATCACGACGAACCAAACGATTTCCTCTACTGCCGCAACGCAAGTCATCTTCAATGATGAGCTTCTGGATGCGAGCGATGAATACAACGCTACCACTGGGCTTTTCACTGCGAAGATTGCTGGGGAGTTCTTAATCGGCGGTGCGCTAGCCCTTTCTAACTATGTGTCGGACGAGTCCGCCGTGATTCTTGTCTACAAAAACGGCGCACAAATATGCTACACACACGCCAAACAACCGACGACGAACGCCTCCGTTTCAATCTCCCCGTGTCGGGTGTCCTTGTCAGTTGGCGACACTGCCGCCATTTATTCAGACTCCGTTACTGATGCATCCTACGACGTTAGCGCCGAGGCCGGCACCTTCCTCACCATCACCCGCTTCCCCTCCCAGTCGCAAATCGTGCAGCGTGCGGACACGCCGGGGAATTTCTCAACCGCTTATACGCCGACGTTCACCGGCATGGGCACTGTCACCGTGCAGTCGTTTAAGTATCAGTGTCTCGCGCCGGACCTCGTGCATATTCAAGGCCGATTCACCACTGGGACTAACACCGGCGTTGAGGCTCGAATCTCCCTGCCGAGCGGGATGACAGCGGCAAGCGCCTACTCAACGTTGGAAGTCGTCGGACCCGCTGGGTCGTCCGGGGCCTCAACGACCTACTTTGGAATGTACGCCACGGCGGAGCCGAGCCTTTCGTATCTCACGCTCAGTGTCCAGACTTCTACACTGGCCTCGTTGACGAAAATGCTTGGCAACTTTGTTGCCAATGGGAACCCTATAAGCCTCGAAGCCACCGTTCGCCTCGCCTCGGGCTCCCCTTGCGGCAACGTCCCCCGCGCCTTCGTGGCGGGGAGCGTCTACTTCGGACGCCCTTCGATTGTGAAACGAGGGCAGGTCACGGTGGCGTGCAACGTGGCTTCGTCCCTTGGATCTAACCCGGACGGCATGGGGTCATCAGTCGGCAACGTCGCGAGCGGCGCGTGCGCTGTGACTCTGGCAACTGGGTACTTCTCGGATACGCCAGCCTGCTGGAACAACACCGGGAGCGGCGGGGCTCCGGTCATTACAGCCATGACCTCCTCCTCAGCAACGGCCATATCACTCGATTGCGCAACGGACGCGGGTACCGCCTGCTCTTCCTACAGCGGAACAATTCAATGCGTAGGAGCGCCCTAATGAAATACCTATTCATCCTTCTCACAATCCCCGCCTTCGCTATGGATAACTTCCAATCGGGGCCGGACTCATCGGCATACTCCGAGCAAAAGACCTGCGAGGCCGCGACCGGTAAAGAGTGCTACGCGGTGAAACCCGAGGACCGCGAATTCGCATCGCTCGTCATCGAAGACGTTGAGGTCTGCGAAGAGCCCATCGAGGGCGCAGCGCCGCAATGTCGCACTGAGCAGCGCAAGGTCGTCAGGATCGACGAAGCCAAACGCGCCGCGAAGGTGGCTAAAGACGAGGCCGATAAAGACAAGGCCGACGCCGACGCCGACAAGTGCCGACTCTTCCGGTCGCTCGTGAAGCAAGCCGTTATCGATTCCAAGTCCAAACCAGAGGACGTGCAAGAGGTCACTCGGCGGCTTTTAGGCAAGTCGCAGTGGTGTGAGTAACAATGTCGAGAAGGAATAAATCATGAGACAAGTACAAATTAATAGCGTCGCCTCGGGTCTTGCCGTCACGGCAACCAGCACAAGCGTCGGCGTCAACGTGTCGGGCGTCGGGCCCATGTCTGTTGCCATTCAGGTTAGCGTATCAGCACAATCATCGGCAAACTTTACCGCGCAGCTTGCCGGGTCGCTTGATGGCTCTAATTATTTCGTTATTGGGTCAACTCAGACGATCACGGCAGACGGACAGATTGCGTTTTCTGACACTGCACCCGCATGGGCCTACTATAGAATCAACTTTGTACGCACCGCTGGCTTATTCACGGCGGCTGTTCGTACATTCGTCTACGGCGATACGGTTTAAGGGGGAATTATGAAAGAAGAAATGAAAGTCATCATGGACTTGATGCAGGAGCTTCAGGAAAAAATGGCCTATGGCTCTGACGACATGAGTGAGCGTCTAGGCCGCGTGAAGCCCGCAGCCGTCGAAATGGAAGTCAGTATGGAAGAGCCCGAAGACGGCGAGTACATGGAAGAGGAAGAGTCCATGGATCCCGAAGACAAGCTAAAGAGCCGCCTTATGAAGATGAGAGGCTAAAATGGCCGGGCCGTCGTATGATACCGTCGCTCTGATTGCAAATATCAAGCGCCGCTGCGCCGTGCCCAATTCCCAGCTCACCTATTTGGACACTGATTTTTCAGACATGGCCACGGATGAGCTCCAGGGGACTGTCGTGCCCCTCATCATGTCCACGCGTGAAGAGTATTTTGTGCATCACGTTGATGTGGTTGTTTCCGGCTCTTCGCTGGACATTCCAGCTAACGCCGTGGGCGAGAAGCTGCGGACAGTGGCATATGTGCAGCAAACAAGCCCGCTCGTCCTCGTGAACCTGCCAAGAATTGACTTAGACGTGGTTACTGGGCTTGGATTCTTTAACTCGGCGACTATTGCGGGCTTCTACATCGAGGACAACACGCTAAATCTCTATCCGTCGAATTCTGTCCCTCAAAATCAAACAATCCGGCTCTACTACTACAAGCGCACCCTGGCGTTGGCCGCCCCATCTACTTATGGCAAGGTCGTCTCTATCGACGCCGTGGCAAATACGTTTCAGCTCTCCTTTGTTCCCAGCACTTGGGAAATTGGAACGGAGCTAAACTCTGTTTCGTCCGTCTCACCCTTTGCCGTGACGGTTACGACCATGGCCATTGTCGGAGTTTCCAGCCCTACGGTGGAAGTCGCGTCTGTTGCCGGCCTCTCGGTTGGCGACTACGTTTCTCTTGAGGGATATTCTGCGGTCCCGCAAGTGCCCATCGAGGCGCACGCCTGGCTAGCCCAGTTAACGGCCGTGAAAGCCCTAGAGGGTCTTGGCGACCGTGAAGCCATGAAAGCAGCCCAAGCCAAGGCCGATATGCTGGAGAAGTCCATGCTCGTTATGGTGTCTCAGCGCGTAGACGGCTCGGTTAAAAAGATCATGAACCCTAACGGCGGATTCAGAGCTGTCGGTGGCCGTCGCGGCCTTCGGGGTTTCTAATGGCTCAGACGCAGAAGGTTGACCTCTCTTTGCGGGGGCTTTTTACTGCTCCAAACTCGCTTTCTGGCGTCCCTGCCGGTGCCCTGGCGGTCGCTGACAACATTGTTATCAACGCTAAGAATCTTGGTGAATCTCGTCGCGGTCAGACGCAATACGGCGACACGCTAACGATCGGATCGGGCCAGGTTAACAAGCTCTTCAATTATGCCTCCACGCTAGTGGCAAACTACGACGACAAAATGGCGTATGACTCCGGCGCTGGCGTATGGGTTAACTTCTCAGGCACCTATGCGCCGCCCAGCACCACCCAAAAAATGCGCTCCCTTGAGGCGCTTAAAAACTTCTATTTCACGACCAGCGCGGGGGTCTATAAAATCGACGCATTGGGGGCTGTCCCTAGAACGTCTGGGGCTCCCAAGGCTCTCGGCGGCGAGGGTGTCTTAACTGGCGCAACCGGGTTTATGCTCGACAACTCAGCCGTGGCCTACCGCCTGGTATGGGGTTACACCGACGCCAATCAAAACTTGATTCTTGGATCCCCCAGCGCCCGCCTTATTGTGGCAAACTCATCCGGGGGAACTAGAGACGTGTCCTTGACGTTCCCGATCCCCGACGGCCTGACCACTAGCTGGTTCTACCAAATTTATCGCTCTGTCGGCGCTCTGACGTCAGCCTCTGAGCCTTCGGACGAGCTTCAGCTTGTGCTTCAGGCGGAAATCACCGCCGCCCAGATCACGGCCAAGAGCTTCACCGTTACCGACACCACGCCTTATTCTCTTATGCGGGCGACGCTTTACACTTCGCCTTCACAAGAGGGCATTGCTAACGCTAACGACCAGCCGCCCTTTGCGCTCGATGTTGATGTGTTTAAGGGATCGGCCTTTTACGCCAACATTAAGCAAAAACAGCGCCTGTCTTTGGCATTGCTGTCGGTGGACTCGCCTTCTCTGACATTCATAACGGCCCCAGTCGCAGTCACTATAAGCGGGTCGGCAGTTCTCACGGCGCTCACAACATCCACCCTTCGAGTCGGTATGCGAGTCGTCGGGACCGGGATTCAATCGGATTCTATAATTCTCAGCATCGACAGCGGCACTCAGGCCACAATGAGCAAAACGGCCACGGCCAGCTCTGGCCCAACCGTGTCGCTTGAGTTTCAAGATCGTCTATCCATTGGCGGCGTCGCCTATTGGGCCGGGTCAGTCGAGCAATCGTCTACCAACACGTTTGACCTTTTCAACTCATCGACGCCCGGCACCAACATCAACGAGACAGCAATCAGCATTGTTAGAATCATCAACCTATCGACGGCCAACACGACTGTTTATGCCTACTACGTCTCAGGCCTTGAGGATCTTCCGGGTCAATTGCTATTTGAGGAGCGCACGATTGGCGGCGCTACTTTTGCCGCCACGTCCACGGTCGGCACGTCGTTTAGCCCGGCTCTGCCTACAAGCGGAGTCACGGTTTCGTCCAATAACGAGTCAAAGCAGAATCGCGTTTATATCTCAAAGCCTGGGCAGGTTGAGGCGGTCCCGATTTTTTCCTATTTCGACGTAGGCGCGGCCAACTTTCCCATTGAGAGAGTGGTTTCTCTGCGAGACGGCATCTTTTTCTTTAAACCAGATGGGATTTACCGCATCTCGGGAGAAAGCTTCTCATCTTTCAGCGTAACGCTCATCGACAATACCGTGGCGCTTAAGGCTCCAGAGTCAGCCGTAGCGTTTAATAACCAGGTTTTTTGCTTCACCACGCAAGGAATTGTCGCCGTAACCGACGCGGGCGTGCAGATCATGTCCGTTCCCATCGAGAACCTGCTGCTTGAGCTCTCATCGGCGCAGTTTACCGGCTTTTCGGCGGCTAGCTTCGGCGTGGCCTATGAGTCGGCACGCATCTATCTGTTTTTCACGGTCGAGGATGAGGCCGACACGGTCGCCCGCCAGGCCTTTTGCTACAACTCTTTGACGGACTCATGGAGCCGCTGGCCGATCACTCGGACCTGTGGAATTGTGAACGCGTCCGTAAACAAGCTCTTTATGGGTCAGTTTGATAACGGTCAGATCCTGATTGAGCGCAAAACCTACACCAACGACGACTACGCCGACGAACAATACCCGGTTACAATCACTGGCACCGGCACCGGCACAATCACTCTCGCCGGTATTTCTGACGTTGTTGAAGGCATGACGATTGACCAAGGGTCCCGGCGGGCGTTTATCGAAGAGGTTAACGGCCTCATTCTCACGGTGGACGACTCAAGCGGATTCGCGGCTGGGGCTGCCGATGTGTTTACGCCGATCCTTAACACCGTCCAATGGGCTCCGATTGACGCCGAAAACCCGGCCTTGCTTAAGCAGTTTTCTGAATGCACGTTCATGTTTAAGAACGCAGCGTTTCAATCTGTCATCGCTGGCTTTGCCACGAACATTTCTAGCGGTGTGACTGAGGTTTCAGTCGAAAACAACACCGGCCTGGCCCAATGGGGGGGCTTTGAGTGGGGCTTGCAGCCTTGGGGCGGAGTCTTTGGTGGCGCTAACGTGCTTCGGACCTACATTCCCCGCGAAAAACAACGCTGCAACTGGCTCACGCTGTCCATTCAGACTAACGAAGCGTTTACCGGGTTTTCCTTGCAGGGCGTTTCGTTGAATTATTCTCCAATGTCCACCTGGGTGAAGTGATATGAGGCTTCCGGCGTCAAAGAAAGTTCTTCGTGAAGACGTAAAGGGGGCCCCCTCTTGGATAATCCCGCTGATTGACACGCTTAACGGCTTCATGGAAACGATCTATCAGGCGATGAATTTCAACATCACCTTTACTGAAAACATCTCGTGTCAGATTAAAGAAATTACCTACATCACGCCATCGACCTATCCCGTTGGCGTCGATGCGGTAGAATTTACAAGCTCTCTTAGGATCAGATCTAGCGGGTTGTGGCTTCTACAGGCCGTTGAAAAACAGACCTACTTGCCGCCCGCCGGGCCTGTTTACATTCCTTGGACCGAGAATGCTGGCATGATTACGATCGGCACCATCGCAGGCCTAGCGGCAAGTAAAACATACACGATTCGGCTACTATTAATTTAAGGGGGTCACTCTTGGCGTACTACGACGATATTGAAGACGAAGAGGGGCAAGATCCGGGGGCATTGGCCACCGGTCCCGAAGCTGCGGCATTAGGCGCTGGCGGAGCTCCCGCGGCTGCTCAGGCAGCAAGCGCGGCTGCTCCGGCAAAGGCCGGAGGTGGCTTTGTTGGCATCTCTGAATACATCAACGCTAACAAGCCCCAGTCTGAAAAACTGGCCGGGCAGGTTGTTGATAGCGTCGATCAGAAGGCGCAAATGGCCGAAGATTCCCTGGGCGGTCTTCAAAGCTCATTTAACCAGGCGGCTGATTCTCAGCGCGTCGAGGCTGACGACGATCTGCTGGGAATGGTTCGGTCCAACGCCACGCAGGTGGCTGGCGACGCGGGCAAGGCTAGCTCCTTTGCAAAGCAGCGTGATGCGTCCTATGGCGGCCCTAAGACACTTGAAAGCGTTGACTCGGGCGCAGGCTGGGCTGGCTTGCAGAGTGCGCTACAGAGCGCCAAGGGAGCCAAGGCGGCCACTGGCACTGAAGAGGGCCGAATGGGCCTCATTAAGGAAATTTCCAACAATCCGCGCCAGTCCCAGGGCGCGTTGACGTTTGATAACTTGCTGCTGCAATCCAATCCTAATTCGGCGTCCAAGCTTCAGAATGCTGGCGCAAGTCTGAATGATTTTGATGCGCGGCTTGGAACTGCTCAGCAAGGTGCTGGTCAAAAAGCCTCGGAGATTGGATCTTTCAACTCTGCCACCTCGCAAAAGGCCAAGGATGCTCTCACCGGGGGCTTCCAGGGTCTTGGCGCGGAGCTGGGCGATCGTGAATCTCAGGCCGATGCGGGCCAGGCTGCCGAAATTCAGGCGCTGCGTTCCGGCGTCAAATCTGGAAATCTCACCCCCGCCCAGCTTAAAATGCTCGGCATGGGAGGCGATGACCGCACCTTTGGCGTTGATCTGTCGCAATTTCTTCAATACAGCGACGGCATCGACAAAAACTCTGTTGCGACCCAAGAGGATCTTGGCCGTCAGCAAGCCCTGCGACAACTGGCAGGTGATACGGATCTTGGCGAGGACTTTGTTAACTCGGCGGCGCTTGGGCAAAAAGGCTCGGGATTTACTCTCGACAACGCAGGTTATCAGCAAGCGCAGGCGGGCAAACAGGCAGAATACGGAGCCATGTTTGAAGACAAAGAAACGGCTGCATGGGATCGCACTCTAGGCGGGCTTATTGACGCTGGCGTGGATGGCAGTCTTAAGGACGCCTTGGCTCGATACAAAGAGCTGGCCGCACAGGGGTTCAACAAAGAAACCTATCAGCGACTTCTGGCTGAGGAACAGCGGCTTGAAAAATCCTTTGGCGACACGCTGACCTCTCGGTATGCGCCGTCCTCTGGTCAGCTTGGTCGAGTCAGTTCTTCGAGGAGTGTTTAAATGGGGATTCTTGACTTTATTACCGGTCAGGGCGGCTCGCAGTACAACGACGAGCTGAGTAGGATTTTTAACGATATTGATATGCCTGACACCGATGAGCAAAAGCTGCAACTGGAGCAGCTTGTGCAGCAAGGCGTCCTGACGCCCGAACAGGCCCGCGCAGAGCTTCTAGGTGGCAATTCATACGACCAAATGGACTTGGATGGGCAAGGGAAGCAGGCACAAATGGCCGCGCTTCAAAGCCTGTCTGAGGTTGGAAACGAGGGAGGGCTAACTGCGTCCGATCGTTCTAGGCTCCAAGCCATCCAGTCCCAGGAGCAAACCGCATCGCGTGGCGGCCGCGAGGCAATTATGCAGAATGCTCAGGCGCGGGGTATGGGGGGCTCCGGGCTTGATATTATGGCGCAGCTTCAAAACGCGCAGGATTCGGCCACTCGCCAGAGCACGCGTGACCTCGACGTGGCGGCTATGGGCCAAGACCGCGCCCTTCAAGCTCTTCAGCAGGCGGGTCAGCTCGGCGGCAACATCAACCAACAGCAATTCGGGCAGCAGGCGCAAATTGCCGACTCCCGCAATGAGATTGCTAAGTTTAACGCCGCCAACAAGCAGCAGGTGGGCATTAGCAACGTCAACGCCAACAATCAGGCGCAGCAAGTGAACCTCCAGGCTAAACAAGGAATTTCCAACCAAAACGTTGATTTGCGGAACCAACAGCAGCAATTTAACAAGGGTCTGGGACAACAGCAGTTTGGAAATCAGATGCAGTTGGCCGCAGGCAAGGCCAACGCCGTCCAGGCAAAGGCAGCACAGGCTAATGCGGACAAAGAAAGCAACATGGGCCTTTTGGGAACGGTTGTCGGGGCAGGCGCAACTGTCGCCGCTTCGGACGAACGTCTAAAAGAGGGCGTCTCTGACTTTAACGCCGGGGACTTTCTGGACTCGTTAACTGGCCACAAGTACAAATACAAAGACTCAAAGCACGGACAGGGCAAGCAGGTCGGAGTCATGGCTCAGGACCTGGAGCGCGAGGTTCCGCAGATGGTTCAAGATACGCCAGAGGGCAAAATGGTCGACTATAGCCCTGCCAAAGCTGGCGGCCCGACATTTGCGGCCCTTGGTGATCTGCACGAGCGTCTGAAGCGTATTGAGGGGAGAAGCTAATGCCGATGTTCGAAGACGAAGACGAGTTTAAGATTAAGAATCCCCAGGTGCGGGAATATCTAGCGTCTAAGTTTAGTCCCGAGGCTCGCCAGAAGCTCGTAGATCAAAACTCTCAGGACGCGTCTGGCCCTAATTGGCTTGCCGGCCTTGCTGCGCTTGGATCGGGCCTTCAGGGCGGTAATGCGGCTCAGGCTGGGCAACAGTTTCTACAAAATCAGAATTCTCAGCGTGACCGGAAACTCGTAGATTTCGACTCTGGCCGTAAACTTGCCATGGAAGAGGATACGATGGCCGGTGACCGCGAGAAAGTGGCTCGTGAAAGTGACCCCAGTTCGGAAGAGTCCAAACTTGCGCAACAGATGGCGATTGACCTCGGCGTCAAGCCTGCGCTCGTCGGCAAGTTAACGGCGGCAAAGCTTAAAGAGCAACTCCCCATGCTCAAGCAAAAATACGACATTGACCAGCGCAAGCTAGACCGGTCGGAAGCTCGTGCGGACAGGTTGCAGCTAGCAAGCGCCAACCGAGGCGGAGCTCTAACCGAGGGGCAAAAGAGCGTCGATAAGGGCTATGCCAAGCAATACAATGATTTTACTTCTAAGGGTCGCGTAAACAGCACGGCGGCTATCGACCGGCTTGAATCCTTGGCGGGCGAAATGGAAGGCGATCAAGGACTTGGCGAGGCTGGCGGCGGTCGTTTGGGGTCCATTCTTCCCGACGTGCTACGTTCTCGCGATGCCGTTCGTCGTCGTGATTCGACGCGAAACGCAGCCAACACCACGCTAAAAGAACTGTTCGGCGGTCAACTCTCTGACGGCGAGCGAGAAGCGGCAGCTAAGGAATACTATAACGACGCCTTGGACAACAAAACCAACGCCAAACTTCTGCGCGACAAGATTGAGCAGCTTAAGGGCGGTCTTGCATCCGAAACTGCGAAGGCAGATTTTTATGAAAAGAACGGCTCTTTGCAGGGCTTCAAGGGCGTCGGAGCGACACAAGTCGCTGAAGAGTCCTCGGAAGCCGGGGCCGACAAACGCAGAAGCCGGATTGCAGAGCTGAAGGCTAAGATGGCCGCAAGAGTGGCAAGATGAGCCTCAGCGATCAAGAAAAGGACGAGCTCGAACTGCTCGAGCTTGAAGAGCAAGAGGCGGCCTATGCCGACAGCCAGGCCCCCAAAGGCCCAAGCAAGCTTGCGTCGTTTAAGCGTGGCGCAGAGCAAGGCGTGATGGCCGGATTCACGGATGAGATTTCTGGTCGCATTGCTCAAGGTGTGGACTACGCAAAGGGGCTCTTTGGTGAGTCTCCTACTGAAATGGCCGAACGTTACGCCAAGGACTACGGAATTCGAGTTAAGGGCGTCCCCACAAACCGCGATGAAATGTATACGCAGGTCCGCGACGAAGAGCGTAACGAAGACAGGGCTGCGGCTGAAGCCAACCCTATGTCCTACGGCGGCGGCGGCCTTGCTGGCGGTCTACTGACCAATGTGATTCCAGGTGTTGGCCTGGCTAAAGGCGCTGGATACGGCAAAACGGCGTTAAGCGCCGCAGCTCAAGGCGCGGCCTTCGGGGCTGGAGCTTCTGAGTCCGAGGATGCGCTTGGGGTCGGCATTGATGCCGGCATTGGCGCAGGGATCGGCGCGGTTGCGGCTCCGGTTATGCGCATGGGCGGCGAGTTTCTTGGTGACGGCGTGGAGTACGCTGGCAAGAAAATCGGCCAGCTAGGAAACAAGCTTAGGGGCACCGCTGAAGATTTCGCTGTCAAGGCGACTGGGGCGACTGGAAGACAGGCTGAGAAGTTTTCGGATGATGCCGGTCGGCAATTGCTCAATCGAAAGATTGTCAGATTTGGAGACACCCCCGAAACAATCGCCGGACGTGCTCAGCAAGCCGTCGATGACGCCGGATCTCATATCGGCCAGATTCTCGATGATCTTGACGAGCAAGGCGTGAAGTCCTCCGTTGAAAACATCGTTTCGGGCGTTGAGAAAAGGATCTCCGATCTTAAAAAGATCCCCGGCAACGAGAAGATCATTCGTCAGCTTGAGAATGAAGTCGAAAACCTATACGAGCGCGGGGAGTCGTTTCTTCCAGTGTCGGTCGGTGAAAAGGCTAAGCGCAATTTTCAAAGTCAGACCAATTACGCGTCTCCAGAGGCCGACAAAAAAGCCACTGCGATCATGGGTCGGGAGTTTCGCGAGGAGTCTGAGCGTGCGGCCCTAGAAGCCAGCCCTAACCTCGCCGAGGCGTTTATTGATGAGAAAAAAACGATTGGGCTATTAAAGCCCATTCAAAAGGCTGCCCAGAATCGAGCTAGCACTCTAAACCAATCTCCATTTGGCGGTCTGGGTGACACCGCCGCAGCCGGGGCTGGTCTGGTTAGCGGAGGCCCTGCCGCTGCCGCTGCCGTAGCGGGCCGTCGGATCATTGCCCCTCGACTGTCTAGCATGATGGCCATTTCTACAGACGCCATTGCAAACATCGCCAGATCCGCCCCTAATCGGCTTGGTAAATTTGCCGTCATAATCAACAACGCCGCCAAGCGCGGTCCTCAGGCTATCGCAGCCACCAATTTCATTCTTCAGCAAAGCCAGCCCGAATATCGCGAGTTAATGCGTCAAATGCAGGACGAAGAGGAACAATGATTAAGGTCGTCGCAATGACCACTCAGCCCGACATGAAAACCAGAATCACGCTTGAGCTCAATGAGCACGAGCAGCTCCTTGTCACGAAGCTTCGCGTGGCATGGCACGAGGACGAGGAGATTGAAATTCTACTTGTGCCTTCAGTGCCAAAAATGGATAATAAACGCGTTGAGAAGTAGCCAAGCTGGTAAGGCAGCGCACTGTTAATGCGCCTATCGCACGTTCGAGTCGTGCCTTCTCAGCCAATCTTAAACGCACCCGCGTAGTGAGTGACGCCAATAGATCCATCGCGCAGCCACTCGATAAGCTCACCGCCGCCGGTCTTGCTGATGTACTTGTCGTCGGTTGCAATGCAGCCGTAGCTGCGACCGCACACGCTCGTGTCGGTGTTGCCCTCGTTGTCGTAGACGTAGCTTGAGCCGTGCAGCACAACGCCGCGAGCGAGGATCTTGGAGTTAGTGGGGCTCAGGCCATTGAGGCGCACCGCAGTGCCAACCGTGTCGGACTGATACTTGGGGCCGGTCTTGATGTAGCCCAAGGATGACATCAGCGATCCGCTGACGTTGCTCACTTCGCGGCAGACGCCGTTGTTTGGCGTGCGGTTAGAGCCGCCAACGCCGTGCGCTGCCTTGTAGCTGTAGAGCTTTTTTTCTTTGATGCCGTAGACGAACAGGCGCGGCTTGCGGGAGTTGATCGAATAATCAAACTCGAAAATCCAGTTGCACTTGCTGGCCATCTCTTGGCGTTTAACGAATGCCAGCGCGACCTCGTTGGGGACTTTGATTTCAGACACAGGCGTCTCCTTGGTTGCGATCGGTTTACGAGCGAGGACCTGGGAGGCGAAGTCGGGCTTTCTGAAAGGACTCCAGTAGCGTGCGCCGCCAAGCCACTGACCGCCAGACTTCTTAGCAACCACCTTGTCGGCGGTGAGCCAGCGGTTGAGGATGACGAACATACAAGCGATGTTGAAGAGCGGATCTTTAAGGTCTTCGGTGGTGGCTTTGGCCATGCTGACCTTCAGGCCGCCGGTTGCAAACTTTGAGTAGCTGCGCACCGGCCCATAGCTCATCTGAAACAGGCCGGTAGATAACTGCCCCTCAAGATGCCCGCCCTCGGCGTAGGTCGTCGCAGGTTTAAAGTTACTCTCGCGCTTGCAGAGCTGGCAGATAAGCCGCTTCCAACTATCGACCGAGCCATCGAGCCCGTACTTCGCGGCGTCGGGTAGCTTCAGCTTGTGAAAGCCGTAGCTAACGATGAGGGATTCCACGAGCGCGTCCCATTCCTTGTTTTCAAAATACTGACTCATTTATTCTCCTCTCCCGCGTCGTGCGGGTTGTTAGGTGGCTTCTTCTGTCGGATTGGGCCCTTGGTCAGACTGTTGACCGTTACCTTTTGGCCCTTGAGCAGCTGGGCCTTCGCCCTGGCCGAGAGCGTTGAATAGGTCCTCTTGTAGTCTGGGTCGCCGTGCTTGATGGCGAGCTGCTCCAGTGCCTTTTTTACTAATGACATTTCTTATCCTCATCCTGGCGCGCGATATGTACTGAGTAGCATTCGCTGCCGTCCATCCGAAACAATCGCCAATCTCTTCTTGTGTTAATTCCCATTCGTAAAACAGCTTGGTTACTGCCCTTTCAATCGGTCGCAGGCCTTCCAGATATGGCTCAGGCAATCTTCGAGATTCAGTCTCACGATGCACAGGTTCGAATGTTCGATCATCGGGATAGGCTTCCTCCAAAGAGACTGATTGAGCGAGTGCATCGCTAGAGCGCCGTGCTCCAGAGCCACTCTCATATTTTCGTAGGTAGTCAATGACGAGGAACTGGAAGCCGGTTCGCAGATCTCTTCCAGAGAGCCAGTTCTCGACAGCAAAAGAAACTGCGTCCTCTCGCGTTTGCTCAGGAAGGCTAGGCCAGCGCTTTCGAATAAACGCTTCGATTTTTCCTCGGTAAAGCACCAGCGAATCTGCGCTAGGGACTTGATCGGGTCTTCCGTTCACGCCTTCCCCCGATTGATTTCGATTTCGTTGACACGGTGATTCATGGGATTCCTAACGCGCCGCTGCCAATTCGATTGCAAGGGTTGCCCAAACGCAGTGAGCGATGAGGGCGGGTCGGTAACAATGGCGTCAACCGACGCGTCGGACATCGTGCGCAGGACTTCAAGACAATCGCCGAGGTGAAACATCGCCCGAGCCTAGCGCAGGTGCGGGCGGATGTGAAGGCTGCCTAGCGTCAAGCTGCCTCGTGATCTCCGCCTGTAGCCACTTCAGCGCGTGGGTGTCGGGCCAGCCCTTTTCGACCACTTGCTTGATGAGTGACGCTGCTAGTTCGGCGTTGGTCACTAAATTACCTCCTCGGTGATTACCTGGATAGATAGCGCCGCCCGGCACCGCTCCAGCTCGTCGAGCAGGGCTAGGGCCGTGGCGGGGGAGAAGGCGGCGATGTGGTCGGCGTCGGCATTGGCCTTGTCTCGCTGCTCGCCTTGGCGTGGTGATTGTTGATGTGTCCGAGCGCAGGCAGAAATCGCATACTCGTTCCATGCCGGGCTAATCCGCGCATCCCACTCACCCGGCGTCGCGGCCATCGCGATCTTGCGCAGTTCTTTCAAGTCCATGGCTTGCTTGCTGGGGGTCATAGCAAACCTCCCCACCAGCAGAGGAGCAGAAAAATCACTGCGCTGGCAGTCCAGCAAGCCACGCCCCAATCTCGCCCACCCGTTAGCAGCACATTACAAAACTGAATGGACACACTCGCCGCGAGGAAAAGTAGCAGGTAGACGGAGAACATAGGAAAGTAGAGCGCCAGGCCAAGGCCGATGAGTAAAATTAGTAGAACGTTCATAGGCCCTCCTTCTCGCGGAGTAGCTTCCAAAACTTAGATTCGAGCTTAGCTACGGCCCGAACTGTCTTAGGCGCGTCGTCCCCTGTTACCGCCTCATACTCGCTGACGAAAAATGAAAGCGCGCTTTGAACGTCGGCAAATTCTTGCTCGGTAAGTTCTAATTTAATTTTCATTTCTCATCCCCCGCCCGGCAGGTGGCGAGTGCTTCGCGGGCGCGTTTGCCGCTAGGGATATAGGTGTCACCGTAAACAGAGTCTTTGTATCTCGCGTCTCCGTAGTCCTTTGATTCATGCAATAGGCGGTCGCCTTCCCATCTAGTCATCTCAGCGTAAAACTCCAGCGCCTCCACTAGCTTCGCGGAGCGGGCTTGCTCCTGCTTCAAGGCGGCTTCAATGGCAGTCTCAATAAAATCATCGCACTTCAGGCGGTCGCTGTAAAACTCCGTAGAGGCGCTCATAATTTTGGCCGCTGTCTCTTTGGCTGTGGTCATTTGGTTATCTCGATTCCCATAATTTCAAACTGCGTGGCGGTCGGTGAGGAGTCAAAGCTGCCATCCCAAAGTAATCGCGAGGAATGAACCTCCGTAACAATCTTGTGCCACACGGCGTGGCTAACCTTAATGCTGAGAACCGGCTGATCGTCCCCAGTTTCCGCCTGTAGGCCAATTTGTAGGTCCCGAAGCAAGTGTATGAGCTTCATTTCTCATCCCCCGCCCGGTAGAACTCAAGCGCCTCATCGGCCCATCCCTTGATCTCCGCTGGACTGTTGTGCTGCCAGTGCCAGCCGTGGATCTTCTCCAGCGCCTCCACTAGCTTCGCGGAGCGGGCACGTTCTTCGTCTAGTGCTACGGCGAATGCCGTAGCTAGCCGTGTATCCATTTCGATCATCGAGGTTTCTGGTTCGCACCAGCACCTGGCAGCTCGTTCCATAGCTTCCTTGCTGAGGGTCATTTGGTTTCCTCCTGATTCAGAACCATCGTGTACGCCTGAATCTGCCCTAGAAACATCCCAGCCTCGTGACTGTCGCGGTCACCACAGTAGCGAAGCTCGTTCTCGGCTTCCGATGTCCACTCCTCAACCGTTGCAAACAATGCCACGGTTGCTGCCTTCGCCTGCTCCAGCTCCACCCGCAGGTCACAGATGGTCAGCGCGTTCCTACGCATCTCCTCTGCCCCGCCTTCCATGCGGGCCTCTGTAAGGGCTTCGGCGATGCGGTCACGCGCCGCCGAGAACATCGCAGCATCCTCTCCCAGCGGAACGGAGCACGCCAACGAGTGCGCCTTCTCCTCGTCGCTCATATCTCGCTCCATTCATGGCAGACAGCCATATGACCTAGCTGGGCATCCTTCGCCAGCTTGTAGCCGTGAGATGCAAGTTCCAGGAAGTCATCGATCACAGGGCACCCGCAGTCATGGGTGTTGCCGGAAGTCTTAAAAACGAAGGTTTCATAGAGACGGTCACAGCCTATCTCCTCAAACTGCTTATCGTCCGGGTTAATCAGGAATTCCCCGACGGTAGAAACGACGTAACCATTGGGCAGCCAGGTGCCCATTCTGAAGCTACAGCGACGCGCACCGATGAAATGCTGGGCGTGCCCGAGCCAGATCCAGCCGCTCATAGTCTCAGCAGCCAGCATAGCTTCACCCACGCCTTCTCCTGCGGCCCATCGAAAGCCTCATCCCACGCGGCGGCGAGGGTCTCCTTCGTGATCGTCACCCTCACACTCTCCAGCTCCCACCGCTCATCGAGCATTTGATCCACGGTGAAACAGTCTCCGGCTGTCATCCATGCTCCCGAGGGGCCACGTTTAAACCTGCGCCCGGACTTAATTGCTTCGATTAGTGTCATAGGCCCATCTCCCTGCAAATGCTGTCTATTTGTTTGTCGGTCGCCGTAGGTATCGCCCTGGGCACCGCCCTCAAAATGACCACTCGTAGCTGCGTTATTGTTATTGTTATGCTTGGTTCCTCTATTTCATAATCAGTGGCGATAGCGTCACTCCCCAGCATTGTGAACTGGTCGTTAGCGCCGATAGGGGACCGCCAACAGGCATCCCCAACTCGCCGATAGGGCTTCATTGTGCTTAGTGCTTCACTGAGTGTCATTTCTTCTTCGCCCGCTTCGCGCCAAGCGTCTCAAACATATCGTGCCACTGTACGCAGTCCCCGATCTGGTCGTCCTCTAGCCCAGCCTCGTAGATCACATCCGCAAGCACGCCGACAATCTCCCGCATCTGAGCGATATTCACCTGAGCCTTCTTACCCTCGCGCTTGCATAGTTCCCGGATTAGTTTTTCGATGGTCCATGTTTTCATAGTTTCTCCCAATGCTCTTCAATCACATCCGCGATGCGGTTAAAGCCTGCGCCGTCGTCGTTGAGGTTGGCTAGATCGTCGTGATTCGTGCCGCGCCCATACTCCACGTCAACAAAGACCCGGCTAGGGAGAGTACCCATGTCGCTGCCCATCCCAGCCCACTTCTCTACGTCTCGACAAATGCCGCCGTCTTGTTTTATAGACAGAAGCGTCTCTAGGGGTATGTCCGAATCCTTAGCGTAAAGATCGGTCAGCACGCCGAGGCAGCAGAAGCCTCTCTTGGAAGCCCTGATGTCGCACTCACTAAGTTGACCAGTTATCTGGACGTACTCACCAGAGCGCAGAGCCGCGACCCATTTTTGCATGATTGATTGCTTCATTTCTTCTCCCTCTCCGCAGCGCACACGAGCGCGATCAGCGCCCGAACGTCCGCGACGCTCAAGGCATACGCAGGCACCGGATCTTTCATCAACATCACATAGTGATAAGGCGGTGAGCCCTCGATGGCCATCTCGATGCGCTTTATCAGTTCGGCGGTTTCGCTCATATAATTCTCCACATACTCAATGCCCCGATAATTAAAGCCACGGTTAAAACATCTAGCGGATCAACGCTCATTTCAAATGCGACAGTTTTCCGCCGTTAGGGGTGCCGCCTACAGGTCGCCCATCGCGCTTTAGCGGCTTCTCGTATGCTCCCAGCGCCTTGAGGCGCACTTGTATGCTGAATTCTTTTACGCCGTGAAGTCTGGCTATCTTGATCGCCGACATTCCATTTTCACGATGCGCCATGATTTGCTCGTCTGTTGGTTTTGTCATTTTAGATGTGCAAACTTCCCAGGCTTAGCGCCTTCTTTTAGTTTTGGTGGCCGCCAGCGAAGCGGCTCAAACAGTCCCGCGTTTCTCAGCGCCGTCTCTACGTTGGAGTGTGAGATTTCAATGCCATATTGCTTCGACAACTCCGTGGCGATTGTCTTCAGGCTTTTATTCTCATCTCGCATCTTCGCCGCAAGCGGTGCAATCTCAGCTCTAAATGCGCGTTCCATAGCCTTAATGCCCCTGTTTTTTTTGTTTGCCATTCTCGATTCTCTCCATGACTTCGGGATGAATCTCACCCCGAGCCCAGCTGTCGTGATACTCCCAGGCCTTTTCCCCGGTCAGGTTGTTGTAAAGCAGTCCGGACACAAAAGCACCGCTGTTTGTATGCCCGTTTTCGATCATAAGAAATATGGCCTCAAGTCGGGCTGGCGTGCCAGGTGCGCGTGTCGATTCCCAAAAATTAATCGGCTGCGCTTGAGGGACTTCTTTAGGTCGCACAAACTGCTTTTGGTATTCTTCAATCTGCGCGATGCTGGGAAAAATATCAAAGTCTCGCGGCATCTGCTCAAGCATCCGCTGAGCGTCAATCTGGCTCATCGTTCGATCTAGCAGATTGGCGACGTGCCCCAGGTATTCCCCGCTGGGCTTCGTGCGGAATTTCGTGGCCGAGAACGTGACCAGTCTGCTCAGCACGTCGAGCTTGTTCGGCAAATCCTCGTACATCAAGCACCCCCTCCACTTGTCGGGTCGTTAGTTTCTCCAGCGCCCGAGCCTCCGCTGTTCGGTAGACCTGACCTCTTGAGTCTTGCAACCAAGCGTCCACCTCCACCCAGCGCATTACCAAAAGACCAAAAGGGTGCGCGGCGCGGGTGGCGTTGTAGTCCTTCCATTCTGGGTAAAAACGACACAGCGCCAAGGCGCGCTCTAAGGGGCACGACCTGAGCCATGCTTTGGCTTGGCCACTCTCGCGAGCCCCCCAGCCAGGGTAGTGTCTTCCGTATCCAATTTCGTAGCATTTTAAAAACTGCTCCTTAACTAAGCCGACTTCAGAAGGGGATGTTATCGAGGGCGGCTCTGGCAGCAGCGTCAGCATCGGCTCTAGCTCTGTCAGCCGAACTAGGATTTTCTCTGCCGCGAGGCGTAGCTTTTTGAGTTCCGCTATTGCTTTCTTCGCCACTGCTTGCTCCGATCAGCGCCTGATAGGCGGTTAGGAATGAGTCCACTTGCGGGCTTGGTTTATAGCCGGGCTCGTTCATCTTCTCACCGCGGCCCTTCGCGATGTAATTTGCGTAGTCGCGTAGCCCGACAGGGTCCACCTCGGCCATCATCTTGTCTTTGTACTTGCCGAAGTTGATTCGATAGCCAGACTGCGCGGCTGGGGCCGCTGGCTTGCTGTAGGGCATCGCTTGCCGACCGCTCGCGTGATTACCGTCATCGTCCTCGGGGGCGACGCCTGCCATCGCCTGAAGCGCGTAGCGGCGCATATAGGTAATGGCGGACCCCACGCCTTGCGGGTCGTTCTTGATGGGCTCAAGGGGAATTTGACTTTCGATCCACTGCCCGCCTTTATGCATCAATCGAGTGCATAAAACCGACACTCGCCCCTCGGCGTAAAAAACCACCTCGGGCCCCTGCACAACGCTGAGCCCGTTCTTGGCAAACGGAGCTCGAATGGCGTCCCAAACGGAGGCCAAGTCGGCGTACTTCGATTTAAAGAAAGGGTTTGCCGAATCTTTGACGGCACCCTCAATCTCAGATTGAGCCAAAGAGAGGGCCGTAGCCAATTCGTTGATCGTCTCGCTAGTTTTCATGGTCATTTCCTCGGGCGCGTGCGCTTAGGGTATTTGTGAAAGACAAGGCGGGCTCCGGGCACTTCGATGCCGGCCCTGATGTCTTCTTTGATGCGGGCCTTTTCGACTTGATGCGTTATAACGGTCTTCTTATAGGCATCGGGAATCTCTGACTCGACGCTGACTTCAACGCTGCCGGGGCTAGTGACGAGCTTGTAGGCCACTGTCTCGCCTTCAAGCATCTCACCGGGGGTTTCTCGCAAGACCTCGCTCAGGCGCTCTAGGAGCCGATCTCCCGCGTTTTCAAACGCCCGCATGAAATCCTGCATCTGGGCAATACGGGCCTTGTAGAACGCGGCCTCGCTCGCCAGACGCGACAATACGAAGTCGCAGGCCTCGACTTTGCGAGCCAGGGCTGTCTCGGCTCCCTGTAGGGCACGCTCCGAGTCCTCGCTCACCTCGCCTCGTGCCGCCTCGATTGTCGCAAGGTAGGCCTGATACTCAGCGTTTAATGCGTAGAGCGATTGGTTAAATAGGGCTGGGTTTTGCTCGATTGACACTGGATGCACCTCCAAATTAATGCACCTTAAGGCTCGCTCCCCGGCACCCGAGGTGCATCAGAGCCGGGGTTAACCTGCCGGGAAGGCAGATGCGAGTTAGAGGTTATTAATCACCGTTTTATGGGCGTGTAAAGAGGTTAAAGGCAAAAAAAAACCCCCAGAGCGAGTTTTTAAACTGCGGCTCTAGGGGTATAACTCTTGTTGCGTCAAAGAGTGTTTACGCTTTCTACGGCAAACCGTTCAACTCGTCAACACCTTAAACGCTGTGCCAAGATCCCGCCTTTTAGACGAAAGTCTTTTGTGGAAACCCAACGATGGGGAACCAATGGCGGCGGGGGGACTATACGGAGACAAGGCAGGGGACGACCAATCCCCCCGAGGAAGAGGCCGTATATGTGGGGACCAGCTCCCTTGAGTGGAAAAACCTGGGATAAGACGAAACCGTAACCAGGATAAGACTCAACTAAAACGCTGGCTGGGTAGGCTCCATACCGAAGACGGTCGTGGCTATAATGCTTAACTCAGGACGATGAGACCACAACAGAAAATGCCCACGCGAGCATTGGAAGTCGGTGGGACTATAATCCTCGTTCTGAGTATCACCACCCAAATCCGGTGCATGGACGAATTGGACTCGTGAGTGATACAGTTTGCTGAATGTCAAAAATCTCTGACTTAAAGGCGTGGGAAAAGAACCCGCGCAAGATTACGCCAGCTCAATCACGCATCTTAGCCAAGACGCTTCAAGAATTCGGTGACTTGTCGGGCATCGTGAACAACGTAGCACTGAAGCGCCTGGTCACAGCGCACCAGCGCGTTAAGCAGATCAACGGCAGCACGGAGATCGTGATTGAAAAGCGGTATCCGTCGCCGACGCGAACTGGCACCGTCGCTGAGGGGTATATCGAGGACATGGGCGAGCGGTTTCGTTATCGTGAAGTTTCATGGGCCGATGAGGCCAGGCACACACAAGCGGCGCTTGCGGCGAATGAAGCCGGGGGCGAGTGGAATTTTGCAGGCCTTAAAGACGTGTTGTTGGAGCTTGATATCTCCAACCTCGACATGGAGCTGAGCGGATTTGAGCTGTCGTCGATTGAGAATCTTCTCGTGGGCATCGCCGACTCGATTGAGGGCCGCGTTGAGCAGGTGAACCGCGGTGATGAGAATTCTGAATGGGCTAAGGACATGCCTGAGTTTGTTGAGGGCGATGACTACATCAAGCTCAGCTACATTTTTGCCAGCGAGGATTCACGAGCCAAGTTTGTGGCTGAGAACGACGTGGCTGTGGACAAAAAGCTTAAGACGACATGGATTGTTTACGTAAAATAACGCACCCGATTTACATCGTATCGAAGGGGCGACACGAAAACCCGCTGACCGCTAAGGCGCTCATGCGTGAGGGGATCCCGTTTAGGATTGCTGTCGAGCCGCAGGAATACGAACAGTACTGTCTGACGATCCCCCGTGAGTTTGTCGCTAAATTACCATTCTCGAATCTTGGGCTTGGCTCGTACCCGGCGCGCAATTGGTGCTGGGAGGACTCGCTTGAGCGCGGAGCTGCCAGGCACTTTCTTTTTGACGACAACATTCGGAGTTTTTATAGCTTTAATCACGGTAAGCGACTGCGCTGCACAGCCGTTGAGGCGCTGAGTGCCCTTGAAGTCTTTACGGAGAAGTTTTCCAACGTTGCGATCTCTGGCTACCAATATACCTATTTTGTAACGAAGCAAAACCGCAAGCCCTTCACGATTAACTATCACATCTACAGCGGGATGCTGATTAACAACAAGATCCCGCATCGCTGGCGCATGAAGTACAACGAGGACGTAGACCTGTGCCTTCAGGTGCTTCATGACAAGTGGTGTACGATCCTTTTAAACGCGTTTCTGATTGAGAAAATGTCGACCGTTCTAAAGATGAAGGGCGGCAACCAGGATGAGCTCTATAAAGGAAACGCGACAGAGAAAAAGATTCTTAAGACGCGGTCCCTAGAGGTCGTCTGGCCGCAGTACGCCGAGACTAAGATACGCTTTGGCCGCCCGCACCACTATGTTAACTGGGGCAAGCACTTCCCGCACGCTCTGAAGCGTAACCAGCTATAATCTTTATCAAATATTTATCAAATATTAACTTTACTTATCTGCGCATTATATGTATAGTTATATACATGAGCAGCACACAAAGAACGAAGATCACTAGGCTGGAGCACTCCCGCCTTCCGTGGGGCAACAATCCTATGATGACTCTGGAGACTGAGCGCTTCGGGATCATCTCTGTTATTCGCCAAGGCGGGCTTAATTTCTGGGGCTTCTGGCAGCGGGGGCAGCTCTCTGCCGCCGAGGCGCGGGAGTTTGACTCGGCCTGCGATCAACTTTGGGAGGAATCGAAATGAGCAAGCACACCCCGGGCGAAGGAAGGGAGCCAACCATGAAACTCAAGACAAACGCACCGCTAGATATGCTTAAGCACCACGTGACGGGCGCTATACAGCGCGGCGAAGCTACTGCGATTGTAGCTCAATCGAGCAAGCATACACCGATCCTTGTTGAGCTAACCCCCCGGAAGTTTGTTATCGGCCCCTTTGAAGCCGAACGCTGCCCGGAAAACCACGCCCTAACCAAGCGCATCGTCGAGTGCGTCAACGCACTCGATGGGATGGACATCTGCGAAGTCATCATGTTGCTAGACGCTGCCAAGCGCTACAGGCTTTCGGCGTCTGATTTAGAGCGGGAATGGAATCTTAAGTACTTGGTTAACTGCGCATTGGAGGTCAAATGAACAAGCCGGAAAGCACCTTTCGAGTTTTAAGAAGTGCCCGCGCCATCTGCGCGTATGAAGCTTATACGGACAGAGCGGGGGCGCACCATCCAGCCAAGACATACCCTGCAGGCACGATATTTCGATGCGTGCGGTGCAAAAGCGGGCGTTACCTGCTGAGCCCCGCTGATTCACAAGACGTTTTTACTGTGCCGAGCCTCGCCGCGCTGGAGATCAAATGAAACTCTCCGAACTCCTCTGCACCCACGACTGGGCCTATGAATACATCGACACCGGCCCCGGATGGGACCGGGGCAACCGCGAGCGCAAGGCGATCCTGGCCGCGATCAGATCGCCGACTGACGCCGTGCTAGCTGCCTCATTTGTAGACCGCGTGCCTACGCCCGAGCGTGAGGCCTATTTGGCCAGCCTTGAACGCGCCTTAGAAGCGTGCTTAAACAGGCCCAATAATGAGAGCGCAGATGACAAAGCCTAAGATCGGTCGGCCTTTTAAATACGTCGAGCCGCCCAAGCGCCTCAATGTGCTGATTCCGCAGCACCTTTTCCGCATGGCTCAAGAGCACATCACCTCGGGCAACGTGCATGAGAGCATGAGCGATTTCGTGCAGCAGGCTATGGCCTTCATGTTAGCGGCTCGTGGCCGTAAATAGCGACCCGAAGTTTCTCGCCTCTATTCGGCAGCTTCCATGCGTCGCCTGCGGGCGCGAGGGACCGTCCGAGGCGCATCATGTGAAGACCCGCCGGTGCTATGGCGACGACGCCCACAACATCCTGCCTCTCTGCGGCGATCATCATCGAGGGACGGTGAGCTGGCACAACGGGCGCTGGACGTTTCTAGCGGCCTTCCCGCACGTCGCCGACCATCTTCGATCCCTGGGCTGGCATGTGGACATAGATCAAAGAATTCTGTGTCACGAAGCCAACGGTCGAGCATAAGGCGCTTTAAAACGCGCCGAGGTCAAAGATTCTGAGCGCAGTCTTCTGCGTGGGCCCGACGACTTTGCGCATCCGCAGCTCAAAAATCAGCGCATCGTGCAAGCCCAAGGCCGTAAAGACACAATCGACGAGCGTCTTCTCAAAGTTGGCCAGGTCTTTTTTGCGCACGAAACCGCCTTTAGTGAACCAATCAGGCGCGTGCAGGTCGATTTCTACGGAGAGTGCTCCACGTGTGACAGCGATTCTCTTGGCCCCAACCAGGAGCTCGACGCGCTTCTTAAACGCAGCGTAGTCTTGTGAGCGGAAGCGGTGCCCGCCAAATCGAGCCGTCGAGTACGCCTTATTTACTGAAACCGGATGACCCTCAAATTCTAGGTTAAACAGCACGTTAGGCCTCGGCCATTCCCAGCTCAGGAGCGAGGTCAGACGCAATCTCGTGATCCTCGATGATTTTAAACTCAACCCTGCGGCACTCGACATGAACCTGGATCGCCTCGGTGATCATCTCGGCAATTTCCCGCGCCGTTATATGCACGTCATCGATCACAAGAAACTCTAACCTGACCGCTCTAACCAACATTGTTAACCCCCAACCCTAGGTTACACTAACCTGACGGTTCTTAACTCTGGGGAGGGTTAGTGGCGGGCAAAGAAGTCGTTCTAGCGATAAGCGATCTACACGCGCCGTTTCACAATCTGGATGCACTCGCCTTTCTGGCGTACCTCAAAAAGGAATTTAAACCCACGCGCATTGTTTGCCTCGGGGATGAGGTTGACGCCCACGGTCTGTCAGTGCATCCGAAGGTTCCCGAACTCTACTCGGCAGGGCACGAGTACGAGGCGGCCATGGAATTTATGCAGAAGCTTTATGAGCTTTTCCCCGAGGCGCAGGCCTGCATCTCAAACCATACGCATCGACCGTGGCGCATCGCCGCCGCCGCCGGCCTTCCAAGCGTGTACCTTAAGCAGTACCGAGAAATCATGAGGGCCCCAGAGGGCTGGAGCTGGCACAATCGCATAGAGATCGACAACGTGGTTTACGGGCATGGAGATCCCTGCTCTGGCCGTAACGGAGCCTACAAGGCCGCCTTTGAAAACCGTAAATCAACCGTCATCGGGCATATCCACTCGTGGGGCGGCGTTCAATACTCAGCCAATCACGAGAATCAAATATTTTGGGCAAACGCGGGATGTTTGATTGATCCGCAGTCCCTAGCCTTCGCGTACGGCAACAAATACCGCAACAAGGCCACCCTCGGCTCAGTGATCGTCGATAAGGGCGTTAATGCCCACTTTGTGAGAATGACATGAATGTGCCAAGAGACGCAGCCGGAAAGTGGATCCGACTTCAGTTTCTCGACCACGTTATGGGGCAAGACGAGCCCATACTGTGCGAGGTCGCCGGGCAGGTCTGCAAGGTCTCTAGTCGCTCTGTCGCAATTAATTGGTGGGTCGTTCACGTCGAATGTGAAGCGACTCGAAACGCTAACCGAGAGAAGGTCGGTACAATCCTACAAAGTACGATCGTTAAGTGGTGCTATGCGGGCGGCGTCTGGCGCTAGGCTACTTGCAGCCTTCTTGATGGCGCGAGATTAACTTCTCAACCGTAGCACGAGCTCTTGCGAAGTCCCGAGGGGGCATACAAACCCAGCCCTCCATATCCCAAAGCGACTCGACTGGCAGATAAACCGCCTTGGCGTTGGCCTTGAGCTTCATGCCGTCCTCAGAATAAACATAATCATTCTTTAGATTGTAGGAAACGACCTCTTTGCCGGCGGGGTTAACAAGGCCCCATCGGGCGTCGGGAGCCTTAATGCCGCCGCAGCCAACAACTAAGGCGCTAGCCAAGAATACTTTTAGCAGCTTCACGAAGGGCCTCCTTGCGTTTCTCAAGCGCCTCTTTGTCGTCTTGAGCCGGTATGGGCTCCTTGATAACGTCCTCAACAGGCCTAACGGATTCTTCAGCCCTGTCGTCAATTTCTTTATCGTCATTTCGGCGCTTAAAGGCGCGAGACAAAAATGTAACAAGCCAGGCGGCAAATCGAGCACCAAGATTCATTAAAACTGACGCAATGATCCCGCCCAGCCAGCCCATTAGTCGTCCTTGCCGTCGATCTTGTCAGCCAAGGCCAAAGCCGCAGCCTTCAATTGAGGAATAAACGCCCCAACCAAGTCGTCAAACTTGTTAGGAGAGAGAACAACGCTCTCTTGTGCCCAGTCGAGGACTTCCTCGACGAGGATTTTTGCGCTCTCTTCGGCCAGGTCAAGACCCCGGCCCTTCAGCTTGCCAACCAATGCTCCCAGATCAAATGCTTTATCCATAAAACCTCCCTTTGAGATTTTAGGATAACCGAAAGATGCTATTTTCTGGGAAGTCTGGATAGGATTTCTTTAATATCGCGACCCATTTCAGCCTGAGATCGCTCCATGGACTGAAATCTAGTGTCGTGCTGGAGATAGGTCTTCACCCGGTCATCTTTAATGTGTTGAACCTCCGCCGCAGTCGCGTCAGCAGTCGCATCGATGTTGCCCACCCGAACCACGACGCTTATCAGGCCCATCAGCAAAACGGCGACTAAGGACAAAGGTAGGGCTGTTTTTTCAGTGATCAGCCGTAGATCCGCTTTAGTCATAAAATATAGTTTACCGCGTCAGTTTGAAAAACAAAGGCGCTTGGCTTATTCTTGCGTTAGAACCTCTGACATCGGGCCATCCAAGTACGGACGCCCTCAAAAGGAGCAATCAAATGACCCAGCCCCCAAAGCTTGTCCCATTCCCAGCCGCGCCCGCCGCCGCAGAGATCCCCGCCGACCTTATGGGTCAGGTGCAGACCATGCGCACGTTCGCCGCAGTGCATAACGTCTTGCTAGATGGGACCTACCCCTATCGCAAGTTTCAGATGGTTCATGAGGCCGCGGAGTTTCTTAAGGCCGCCCACCAGGCCGCCATTGCCGCCGCCGCCTCCCATCCTGACGCCAAGCTCATTCCCGAGCTCAAGCAGCACCTAGAGGGAGCTACAGATGGGCAGGCCTAGAAAAATCCGCCCAGAGATTGTTTCACATGAAACATCCGGCGTAACCCTCGACCTTCGCGCCAAGCAGGACGACACCACGCCAGAGGGCCCCATGAAGGCTGTCGGCGTTCGTCGCGCAGGCCAGCATTATGTCGGATACCTGCTCACCATCGTGGGCGGGGTCGTTACAGAAGAAAGCCTGTCCGAAGTTAACCTGCGCTCAATCGTCACGGACGAGGCCAGGATCTTCTTTGAAAACGAGTTCACATGAGACAACTCCCGCAATATTCATTCTTTGCCGCGCTCGTCAGCGCTCTTTTCTACCAATCATGGCAAGCCGTCACCATTCTCCTGTTGGTGGGCATGATCTACGAGATGGCGTCTCGCCGAGCCAAGGCGTCCGCGTCCCTTGCCTTCACAGTCGATGCAATGGCTGGACAAGTCTCCCGCCTCAGCGTCCACGCCACTGAAGTTGATCGAGCATTAAAGGCGGTTGAAGAACTGCCTAAGTTGGTGAAAACAGTGAGTGAAATCTCCAAGGTCGTCAATACGACAACTCTTGGCCAGGCCTTTCGTCCGCGCTCCAAGGAGTAAATATTTAAGTGGGGAAGGCAACCGGCAAGCCCATGGGCAGACCGCCGGGGTCAAAGAACCTTAAATCAATACTGGCTCGGGAGGCGCTTGAGAAGCTCGACGTCGATCTAATCAAAGCGATCCTGAGCCGTATTGGAAAGCTCCCGATTGAGCTTCAGGTTAAATATCTCGTCGATCTGATGCCCTACGTTTATCCAAAGCTGACGTCGGTCGATATTAATCTCAGCGGGGGAGATGGGGACAGACCGCTGAAGGAAGTTGCCGACGCCGACCTGGACGCGATCTTGGTGGGCGATGACTAGGGAGCAAGCCATTCGTGAGAAGTGGTGTCGGGGCGATCTGCGCTGGAAGCTCCACGGCGGACAGCGTCGCATCGAGGACGCGCTCAACAACCTGCCCGGCCAGCTTCGAGTCATCTGCTGCTCTCGTCAGTTTGGCAAGACCTACTACGGCGTAACTAGGGCCGTAGCCCTCTGCCTGCGCACTCCAAACGCCAAGGTTAGGATCGGCACAGCCTTTCTGTCCGATCTGTCAGAGCTCATTATTCCCGCCTTCGACGAGGTGCTGAAGGACTGCCCGGACCATCTGCGCCCAGTTTTTAGACGCACCGGATCCAAGTGGGTCTTTAGAAACGGCGCAGAGATTAAGCTCATCGGGCTCGACAAGAACCCCAACGGTCTCCGCGGTCAGGTGCCCGACCTCATGATCCTTGAGGAGGCCGGGTTTATCGACTGTCTGGAATACCTCTACAAGTCGGTCATTGTCCCCGCCACAACTCACCGCCCAGATTGTGAAATCATCATGATTAGCACGCCGCCAAACACCCCGGCGCACTCGTTTTGTGACTTCGCCGAACGAGCCAAACTAGAGGGCTCTTATGCCTGCTTTACGATCTACGACAACCCGATGGTCGATGAGCAGACCGTGCAGCGCCTAGCCTTTGAGTCTGGCGGCTTCGACTCAGCAACGTGGAAGCGGGAATATCTCTGCCACTTCATTCTCGACGACGACCTGGCGCTCTGTCGCGAGTGGAAAGACGAGTTTATTCAGGAGATCCCCAAAGACGACTGCTACGGCTATTATCACAAGCTCGCGGGGCAGGATCTAGGCCGCAAGGATCACACGGCGCTCATCTTTGGCTACTATGACTTCCGCAAGGCCGCCCTGATTGTCGAGGACGAGCTGACCATGGAAGGCCCAAAGTGGACAACCAAGACACTGCGGGACTCGGTGCGGCAAAAGGAGTGGGAGCTTTGGTCTGACGATCGTAGCCCCTACACGATCAAGGCCGACTTGGACAAAGAGACGCAGAGTGTGCCCACGTTCCGCCGCGTCTCAGACAACAACAACCCGCATCTTCTCGTCGATCTTGCCTCTATTCACAGCTTGCACTTCATGGCCGTCAAAAAGGATTCAAGCCTGGAGCAAATGGTCAACCGCGTACGGGAATGGGTCAAGCAAGGCCGAATCATTATCCACCCACGTTGCAAGATGCTCATCGGCTGCATGAAAAATGGAATTTGGGACAAGAACCGCAAGGAGTTTGCCAGATCCAAGGTTTATGGCCATTTCGATCACTTCGCGGCCCTGATGTACCTTCTTATTCACACTCCGCATCACTCAAACCCGGTGCCCGCCGATCACGGATTTGTAGCGCACAAGGCTTGGCTGCATAATATCAAGAGTCATCAGACCCCAAATGCAGCCGCAATTGGTAACTTGTACGGACCCAACCGAAAAATCAAAGCTCCTGAAACATCAGAGAGCATAAGGAGCATCGTCAAAAATGTCGCAAAAACCAAACGATAATAGCTACTGGGCCGCTGCCCCATCCAAAGAAATCAGTGACCGGATTCTCGACAAGGTTGAGGACTATTACAAATTCCTGTCGCTGACCGGTCGCCTGGACCTCTATCGACGCAGTTGGATGTACTATTACCGCCCTCGCATCACCGGCGGTCGCCTTAACCCGACCGGGGAGCAGGGAGAGCTGACAGCCCTTTCGGTCAACAACTACCGAAATCTCCTGTCTCACCTAGAGACAATGACCACCCAGCAGCGCCCAGTCTTTGAGCCTCGCGCCACCAATTCGGACGAGAAGAGCCAGGCGCAAGTCGTCTTGGCTACCGGCCTGCTTGACTACTATATGCGCGAGAAGGAAATGGAGCAGTATTTGAAGAACGCCGTAAAGGGCGGCCTCATCTTCTCCGAAGGCTACATCCGCGTTGAATGGAACGTTACCGGAGGCGAGGTCTACGGCAAGACCGGCACCGGATCGCCTGTTTATCAAGGCGATATCAAGTATTCCAATTACACGCCGCTAAACTGCATCCGCGACTTCACGCTTGAGGCCCCCTCGGAAGAGATTTGGACCGTCCTTCGAGACGCCGAAAACAAGCACGCGCTGGCCGCCAAGTACGCAGAAATAGCCGACAAAATCCTGGACGACTCCATGGACTCGCTGGAATACGCCGCGACGACGAATCTTCAGGCCATTGGCATTGAGGACTCCGACAACATCTTTGTCTACACGCTGCTTCATGCTGCCAATGAGGCGCTACCTCAGGGGCGCATGGTCCAGGTGCTCGACAATGGGACGGTGCTTCTCGACGGCCCGCTTCCCTACAAGAAAACTCACGTCTACCGTCTCGCTCCCGACGAGGAGCTGGGAACGATCTTCGGCTACACGGTGGCCTTCGATCTGCTGCCGATTCAAGAGGCGACGGACATTCTCTATTCCACAATCATCACCAACCAATCGACCTTTGGCGTTCAAAACGTGCTCGTGCCCAAGGGCTTCGACATCTCCACATCGCAGCTTGCTGGCGGTTTGACCGTAACCGAGTACGACCCATCGGTTGGGAAGCCTGAAGCGTTTAACCTGACCCAGACGCCTGCGGAAATCTTCAGCTTCCTAGGAATGCTCGACAAGGTTGGAGAAACACTGTCCGCCGTCAATTCCGTGGCTCGAGGAAACCCCGAGGCGTCGCTGAAGAGCGGTGCGGCCTTGGCTCTCGTTCAATCCATGGCCATTCAGTTTAATCAGGGCTTGCAGCAGTCCTATGTCCGCCTGGTTGAAAACGTGGGAACGGCCACCATTCAGATTCTTCAGGAGTTTGCCTCTGTGCCCCGCATCGCGGCCATTGTCGGCAAGTCCAACCGGCCCCTTATGAAGCAGTTTCAGGGCTCGGACCTCGATCAGATCAGTCGCGTACTCGTAGACATGGGCAACCCGCTAACCCGCACCACGGCTGGCAAGACCAACCTGGCCGACGCCCTGGCAGAGCGCAATATGATCGACAACCCGGACCAGTATATTCAGGTCATCACCACCGGTCGCCTTGAGCCTGTTATCGAGTCCAAACAAAGCCAGCTTTTGCTGATTAAGGGCGAAAACGAGGCGCTTTCTGAGGGCAAGATGATGCCGGTCCTTTTCACGGACAATCATGTGCAGCATCTTCTGGAGCACGCCGTAGTCCTCAACAATCCCGAGGTGCGCACTGGCTCAGACCCCAAGGTTATCCAAGCAGCTCTTGACCACATTCAGCAGCACATGAACATGCTCGATGACCCTAACGTGCTTCGGATGCAGGCAATCCTGTTCCCGAACGCTCGCCCGGCCC